ATGGCAGGACGCGGTCCCGCACCGAAGAATCCAAAATCACGTGCGAGAAGGAACCAACAAAACATCGAGCAACGCGAAATCGTTGTCACTTTCGTACCGCAGCCCAAACTCACCGATATCTACGGCCCCACCAACCCGGCCACAGACGAGGCCTGGACCAACCAGACCCTACGTTTTTGGGACACCCTCGCAGAATTCCCGCCGCTGAAAACCCAAGGCCTCCAAGAAACCCAGTGGCTCGATTTAGCACGCACCATGATTCTCGACGACGCCTACAATCGCGGAGACACGAAACTAGGACCAGAACGCCGCCTACAGCTCGCCCAATACGGCATCACGCCTGACAGTCTTGCTCGCCACCGCATCACCATGGCGACGGCAGACGAAGCTGAGGACAAGCGCCGCGCCTCTCGTGCCGCAGCCGACGTACGCGGCCGCTACCGCAGCCTGAAGGCGGTGGATTAAACCGATGGCATTCAAACCCCGAGAGCCCGGGGAATTCCCCTCACTCGGCTGGGAATGCCTCGCCTGGATTGAAGAAAACCTCGCCCAGCCAGACTGCGCCGAATACCAACCTCTAGTACTCACGCCTGAACAAGCTCGCTTTATTCTTCGCTACTACAAACTCGACCCTGAGACTGGGCAGCGTGTCTATACACGCGGCATTCTCTCCCGCCCCAAAGGCTGGGGTAAGTCACCAATCATGGGAGCTATTGGCGCCCTAGAAGCACTAGGACCAGTGTGCTTCGGCGGGTGGGACGCATCAGGGCAGCCTGTAGGGGGTTCCATGGTCTGAATTCACCACACCGAAAGTACAGTTTGCCGCGGTCAACGAGGACCAATCCAAGAATGCCTATGGACCACTGCTAGAGATGCTGCGAGACGGCCCAGCTATGCGAAACTACGACATTGACCCAATGGAGACGTTTGTCGCTCTCCCCAAAGGCCGCATCGAATTCATTACCGCGGGAGCATTGTCAAAAGAAGGCGGCAGGCCTGTATGGTTTTCTGCCGACCAGACCGAAGCGTGGACCCAGAGCAACGGTGGCGTGAAGCTAGCTGCAGTGCTACGTCGCAACACAGGCAAGCTAGGCGGTCATTCTATCGAGACTCCTAACGCCTATAGACCAGGCAGTGGTTCGGTTGCTGAGGAAACGTTTAAGGCCCTCGAACTGCAAAAGCAGGGGCGACTTAAGCGAGAGACGATTCTGGTGGACCACCGTGAAGCGCCAGAGGATACGGACTTAGCTGACCATGATTCCCTTTACCACGGACTGGTTCATGCTTATGGCGATTCCGCTAGAGATAATGGTGGCTGGGTGGATATTGAGCGCATCATTACCGAGATTTGGGACCCGTCGACTGACCCTTCTGATGCGCGACAGTTCTACCTCAATCAGATTGTCTCTTCGTCCGATTCCTTCCTCTCCCACCTCGAGGTAGATGCCATTGAGGACAGGGATAAGGCTATCCAGCCAGGCGACAAGATTGTATTGGGCTTTGACGGCTCAAGAGGCCGTGTGCGTGGTAACGCGGATGCGACCGCGCTGATTGGCATGCGTGTGACAGATGGGCATTTGTTCGAGATTGCGGTGTGGCAGTCGAAGACGCCCCGCGACCCGGTCTGGGAACCGGACACACGCCAGGTTGATGCCGTCGTGCGTGACTGCTTTTCTCGTTACCGTGTCGTGGGCATGTACTGCGACCCGTCCGGCTGGACGGAGCATGTTTCCGCGTGGGAAGCGGAATTCGCCCCGAAGCTTAAGGTGCGGGCCACCTCGTCGCATCCGTTGATGGCGTGGCCGAGGGGCAAAAGTGCCGCGGTATACCAATCGCTAAGCGAGTTTAGGCAGGCAGTAGTCAACCGCGACATTACTTACGACGGCGGACCGTACCTGCGCGCACATCTTTTGAACGCGAAGCGCAGGGAGACACGTACTGGATATTTGCTTTATAAGTCGTCTCCAGAGTCTGCTGATAAAATTGACGCAGCGTATGCCGCAGTCATGGCCTATAAGTGCTACTTGGATGCTGTCTCGCACGGGGTGACGAAAAAGAAGAAAAAGAGGGGGTCGTTCATTTTATGATTCGGGGGCTAACGCAAAATGAAGAAGATATTCTAAGTGTATTAACAACTGAGGTCACAGGACACCGGCAGGGTAATAAGCAGCTGGCGTCATACTATGACGGGACGCATCGAGTGCAGCGCATTGGCGTTGCGGTGCCGAACTCATTGTCGGATATTGGGGTTGTTTCCGGATGGCCGGCAACTGTGGTAGATACCTACGGTGATTTGCTACGCATGGATGGGTTCATATCACCGGACTATGGCGAGGAGATGCGGCTAGTCACGCGTCGGTTTAATGTTCCGCTTCGAGTGTCTGAAGCCATTTTGGACATGCTGACTTTCGGCCTGGGCCTATTAGCTGTAGAGCCCGACCCGCACGGCGTATTCCGCTTGCGGTCAGTATCGCCTTTGTCTGGCTCACTATTGTGGGATGACGCCACCAACGGTCCAGTGGCCGGGTATCGCCGCTCGGGAGTTAATTCGGAGGGCGTGTACCGCGAGGTGCTCTACCTGCAGGGCGAGGTCATTGTCATTTCCAAAGACTCAACCGACGTGGGTACGGTGCGCTCAGTGGAGCGATTCGACGTTCCTGGCGGCGGATTCCCTATGTTCCGGCTGCGCAATCGCCTGCGCACATCGCACTGGTCGGGTCAGTCAGAAATCACCCCGGCCGTGCGGTATCTGACAGATGCAGCTGCCCGCACGTTAGAGAACATGGAGTATAACTCTGAGTTTTATGCCTCCCCACAGCGATGGGCTACCGGCGCCTCACCTGAGGATTTCGGCTACGACCCAGAGGGCATGACGGAGTTCGACCGCGTAGAGATGGGCTGGCGGACTTCTATCGGCAAGATGCTTGTCCTCAACGGCGATGAGGACGACCCCAAGCAGCCCAGCGTCGGACAATTCGCATCGTCTCCTCCTACCCCATTTATCGAGCAGGTACGCGCCTACTCTCAGTTGATTGCTTCTGAGTCAAAGATTCCGGCCCAGTATTTTGGTTTCATGACGGAAAATCCGCCCTCGGGTGACTCGATTCGCGTGTGGAAAGAGCAATTGATTCGCGCATCAGAGATTAAGACGGAGTTGATGAATCCAGACCTGTTGGAGCTGGCTCGCGTACTCGTGCAGCTTTCCGACTTCGACAATGACGTCGATGTTGAAAGCCTCGTCGACGGGCTCGAAGTGGATTGGCGCGACCCCGCCACCGCGTCCAAGGCCGCCGACGCCGACTGGGCGCTAAAGCTGCTTACTTCCGGTGTGCTCGCCCCCGATTCCGAGGTACTACTGAAAAACCTGCACTTTTCAGCCGCCGACCGGCTCCAAATCGAGCAGGAAAACCGCAGTAAACGCCTCTCCCAGTTGGCAAAGGTACTCCAAGCTTCGACACCACAAGACCAAGAAAATACCGAATCGTCACACCAAACCCCCGACCGGGTGGCACCGTCACCGCGTGAAAACGCCAGCGACGACGCCAAGGAGGCACGCTAGATGAACGCGGTAGACCCACAACGCCCTTGGGCTTCAATCACACCCGTCGTTGATTCCATAGCTCGCCAAGCCGTTACGGACCTCAATTCACGCGCCCTCATCATCCCGGACATCACCGCCGACCCCTACCGCCAGAAAGAACTTCTTCGGCAAATGGTGCGCGAAGCCATCGACTCCTACGGCACAGCCGTTTCTGATGCCACGATGGCGTGGCTAGAAGAACAAGAAGACTACATGGAGATGCGGCCGGTGGAATGGAAGCCACGCCGGGTGGATTCCGAGCAGGTTGAGGCTCGAATGGCGCATGATTTCGCACCGTTATTCTTTGAAGAGCAAGGTTATAATCGCACGTTGAATTCGATGGGGTTCATCGTCGCTGATGAGTTGTATTCCAGGCAGCGTAAAAACACTGAGCATACGGCGTGGAAAGGCGGTGGGTCGTGGGCTCGTGTTGCTCATCCTGGGGCGTGTGCGTTTTGTACGTTGTTGGCGTCTCGCGGGTTTGATTATTCGTCTCAGTCGACTGCTGGTGGTGGGTATTCGGGGGCGCATTTTCATGACCATTGCCGGTGCCTTGTGATTTGCCGTAAGCGCGGCCATGTTGAGCTTCCAGAATCGACGATTAGAGCGCAAAAGATTTATAAGAAGGCTCAAGAAGAAGTTGATAGCACGGACCCCGATGTGTTGTTGCAGGCGATGCGTCAGGTGGGTGACCTTAGGAAATGAACAGGTGTGCTATTCTGTGGGGTGGTTACGGTTTGTATCCGGAAGGGATGAATGAGGCCGTAGTCCACAAACTGAACATTTAGGGGGACGCTGTGTCGCACGAGGACGCAAACGCTGACAATTCCGAAAAGGAAACCACCAGCGGGGATACTGCAACCAACGCCGCAAAGGCGGAAACCGAAACCGCATCAACTGACTACCGTAAAAAGTACGAGGACATGCGGGCCCACTCTCGCACGTGGGAAAACCGGGCAGAAAAATCGCTAGCAGACGTTGAGCAGCTTACCGCGGACAAAGAGAAACTCGAATCCACGATTAAAGACCTTCAGGCTGAGCTTTCGACGGCCCATAGTCAGGTTGAAGATGCTCAGCATAATCGGGATTTAATTATCCACATCGCGGGGCTCGGCGGCGACGTAGAGCAACTATTCGATTCGAAAAGCTTCTGCGCAGCCATTGATAAGCTCGACGCTGACGATGACGATTTTGAATCCACGCTTAAAGACCTCATCGGCAAGCACTCCCCCGCCGCCCCTGCATCGTCGCGGCTTACCTGGGAATCACCGAATCAGGGTATTTCTCGGGGTGAGGAGCTGTGGCAGAGGCGTAAGAAGCGCCAGGGGGCGTAGTCCGCATTCATCACATCATCGGGGGATATTATGCACTTTCGGCCAGAATTTGACCGTTACTCTCCCAGCGACCTGTCGTGGCTGGGCTCTCGCCACGCAGTAGACAACGCCGAAACCGGCACGCTGGGCGAAAAGACTACCCATATTCGCACGTCCGTCCTACCCTCTGGCACCGCCTTGCACCGCGAAGGCGACTACTGGGTGCCAGTCACGTCCAAGACTCAGTCCGTGGACGGGTTCCTGCTGACGGACCAGGACAATAACCCAGGCGAGGTTGTGCCGATTGTCTGGCACGGCCGTGTTCGCGTTGACCGCCTTCCGGATTCCAACAATCGCGTGAACATCGCAGAATGCGACCACGCAGAATTCACGTTCGTGCACGAACCGCACGGTTCTTTGTGGAATGAGGATGGCTCCACCAACTTCGATGCCATCGGCGACGTACGGGAGGATTAATCATGGGTTCGACGCAAATTTGGAACGAGGTCCTCTCACCTGAGGACCTGACTATCTACGCAAACCACTATCTAAACGACCTGCAGGCCGCCGGTGGCTCCCTGTCTGCTTACTTCCCAGACCAGCTAATTAACGACGTGTTCTTCAGCTGGATGACCGAGCAAGACACCGGACGCCTGGCTGAGGTGCGCTCTGCAGACGCTGAGACGCCGATTGGCTCCATGGGCGGCGGCCAGAAGGCCATGATGCAGATGCCTCTGATTGGTCAGAAGGTCCGCATCAACGAGATGGACCAGCTGCGCAGCTTCCACCAGGGTGATTCCCGCTTCCAGGAAGACGACATGACCAAGGCCACCGAGACGGTCGTCCGCGCAGTCGCCAACCGCGTCGCGGTAGCCCGCGGCGACGTCCTCACCACCGGCCGTGTCCGCTATTCGGAAAACGGCGCCATCGTCGACGCCGGCATTGGCCGCGATGAGGAATTCGAGGTCACCCCGAAGAAGCACTGGGATGACCAGGATTCCGGCGCCCTGGAAGACATCATCTCGTGGGCTATGGCCTACGAGGATGCCAACGGTACTAAGCCGGGTACGATTATTGCTTCGCCTAAGGTCATCCAGAAGCTGCAGACGAATAAGCAGTTCCGTGATGCGGCGAATACCACCGGCGAGCTGGCTCGTGTCTCCTCTGGCGCTATTAACGCTGTGCTGCAGGACCAGGGGCTTCCGGGGATTACGTCGTATTCTCGTTCGGTGCGTGATGGTAAGGCTGCGCGCCGGATTCTGGATGAGAATACGTTGTACTTCCTGCCGCCGGAGACTCAGTCTGGCCTGCTGGGCTATACGGTGTGGGGTCAGACGGTGGAGATGAATTCTCCGGAGTATAACCTGTCTGGTGCTGGTCAGATTGCGGTCGGTGCTTGGCGTGAGAACGACCCGATGGCGTATTGGGTGCGTGCTAACTGTGCTGTGCAGCCGATTCTGACGAATCCGAATATGGCCATGGTTGCTCACGTGGTGAAGCCTGGTCCGGCGAAGAAGGCTGGCCGTAGCGCTAAGTAGTCCTGTTGGGGGGTTCACGTGGACACATATTGCACGATTCTTGACGTTACTGACCGTTTGACTATTGAGCCGGATGAGGACGATAAGAGCCTTATTGTGGCGATGGTTGATGAGGCTACGGTCGCTATTGATGCTTATTTGGGTAAGCATTTTGATGAGTCAGTTCCGGCGGCGGTTCGTGTGGTGTGTGCCCGTGTGGCTGCCCGCGCTGTCTCTCGTGGTTTGTCGTCGGCTCCTGTGGGTGCTGAGTCTCAGTCGTTTACTGCTGGCCCGTTTTCGACGAGTCAGAGTTTCGGGTCGAATTCGAATGCTGGCGGTGTGTTCTTGACGGCTGAGGATAAGCGTATGTTGCGCTCGGTTGGGGGTGGTCGGCGTGGCGCGTTCACGGTCTCACTCTACTAAGTCGGGGTACCCACTCCCCTACGATGTGCGGGTTCGTCGGCGTGAGGATTCGGGTGAGGATTCGGACCTGACCCCTTTTTGGTGGACACCTGATATCCAGCCCAGTCGGGCTGGGAAGAAAGGTAATCTACCACCATGTCCAGGTACTCCGAACAGTTCAAACGCGATGCTGTGGCCCTCTATGAGAACAATGAGGACCTCTCGCTCAACGCAGCATCAGCAGAGCTCGGTATCAACCGTGCCTCGCTGCATTCTTGGGTCAAGAAGTACGGCACCGGAAAGCGTGCGCGCATTAAAGCTGTGCATGATAAAGCCCAAACGGCGAATAATTCCGAACGGATCCGCCAACTAGAAAAAGAGGTCTCTAAGCTACGCGAAGAACGCGATATCCTGCGCAAGGCCGCGAAATATTTTGCCGAAGAGACTCACTGGTGATCCGCTTCCAGTTTGTCTATGACCACCGAACCGAGTATTCGGTCAAGCGGATGTGTCACGTGTTAAAGCTGAATCGTTCCTCGTTTTATAAATGGGTGCAAACCCGCGAAAAGCGCAGGTTAAAAATGTATTCCGATGCCGCTATTGGTGCAAAAATCAAGACCACTTTTGATGATGAGCACGGGCTTTATGGTGCTAAACGCATCGCTGCAAGCCTTAAAGCCGATACGGACTTCGGCCCGATAAATCACAAGAAGGTCGCCCGCATCATGAAAGCCATGGGACTTAAAGGCTTTACCAAGCGCCGCCGATGTGTCACTACCAGGCGCAAGCCTGGCCACCGTGTCATGCCGGACTTAGTAGGCCGTAAATTCACAGCTGATAGACCAAACCACGTCTATGTTGGCGACATTACGTACCTGCCGTGTAAGGGTGGCAAGAACATGTACCTTGCCACGGTCATCGACGTCTACTCTCGCAAACTTGTCGGTCATGCACTCGCGGATCACATGCGGGTATCGCTGGTTATCGAGGCTTTGTCTCATGCCAGAAAGGTCCGCGGAAGCCTTAAAGGGGCAACTTTCCATTCTGATCATGGCAGTGTGTACACCTCACAGGCGTTTGGGGACCACTGCGCCCAGCTTGATGTGCGTCAATCCATGGGAGCAGTGGGAACGAGTGCTGATAACGCCTTAGCAGAATCCTTTAACGCCACCTTAAAGCGTGAAGTACTGCGTGATAGGAAACTCTTTGAAAGTCCAATCAGCTGCCGCCAGGAAATCTTCCGGTGGTGCATGCGCTACAACACGCGCAGGCGGCACTCCTGGTGCAGCCTTCTAGCCCCCGATGACTTCGAAGCGCTTAATTCAGCTACACTGACCCAAGCAGCATAACTAACCCCCGACGTGTCCACTTTCTGGGGGCCAGGCCCCTGGGCAGCAAAACACGAACTCGAATGCCGCGGCTACACCGTCCCCGGCATCTACTCCGGCGCCTGGTACTGGGAAAAAATGATAGGCGGCGAACCCTCCATGGACGGCCTCGGCGCCCTCTGGGTCTCCAGCTACGGCACCAACGACCACGGAACCGCCGCACAACTCTACCCAGGCGACAACAGCCCACGCTGGAACTACCCACTCGGCAACCACACCCCCGACATCCTCCAATACGGCTCCAACGGACACGCAGCCACCTACCCCGGCGTCGTAGACATCAACGCCTACCGCGGCACCCACGACGACCTCAAACACCTACTCGGCCACTAAACCCCAGCACACACGCACCAGAAAGGAGAATCAATCATGCCTAAGCACGCACAAAACATCATCCATCCACAACAATTCCAACTCGACCGCGGCATCACACACTCCCCCTGGTACCTACGCCAAACCATCTACACCATCACCGGCCTCATCTGGGGTTGCCCGCAAATCGTGGACACGTAG